GCTGCCCAACTTTACGATATATTTAAAGATAACTATATATTCTATTTAGAAAATGGTTATACAAAGTTTTAGTTCTAATATTTATACGAAACTAAAACGTATGTATTATGTCACAGTTAGACAGTGTAATATTTGGTAAGAAAAAATTCTCGGATATACTCCAAGAAATTTACGATAATCAAAACGAGAAAAAAAGACAAGTAAGCGCATTAATCTCTGAATTAAAACCCTTAATTTCAGATATTGGTGACGCTACTCTTGTAGTTCCTTTAATTAAGGAATATCTAGAAATATCCGTCAAAAATGATGAGCAATTAATTAAAATGGCAACTATCATCCAACGTGTACTTCAAACCGAAACAACAGATGGTGATTTTTCTATTTCTGATGATGAAAAGGAACAATTACTTGAAGCTATGAGGGATTTAAATATCGATAAAGGAGAAAAATAATGGCGAGTTACGGGTTTTCTTCATTAAGTAAAAATTTATCAACAGGTAATAAAAATACTTCTATTACCCAATCCCCTATTTCAGTAGGTAGAGTATTGTCTATTAATTTAGACCCAAACAAACCAGATGAATTAGGATGGATTACCTTTGGTGATGTTGATAAACCCGGTAACCAAGATGCTGGTGATCAAGCCGATAATAATAACGTAACAGCAAAAATCGCTAAACCTTTATATTCAAATGTAAAAAATTATCCCCTCCTTAATGAATTAGTAGTATTAATTACACAACCAGATGCGGGTATAATGTCAACCCAATCCAGTAAATCTGTTTATTACATCAGTATTATTAATTTATGGAACCACCCACACCATAATGCCCTTCCACAACAAGAAGGATCAACTTCACCTACCCAAAATAAAACATATAATGATGCTTTTTTAGGGAGTAAAGTTAAACCATCAAATGAACCTACTGAAATAAAATTAGGTAATACATTTAAGGAAAAATCAAATATTCATCCTCTATTAGCATTTGAAGGTGATGTTATATATGAAGGTAGATGGGGTAATTCAATTCGATTTGGTAGTACTAATATTTTAGTTACTAATGATACTAAAGTTACTCCAAAAACAGATGCTTTCTATACTACTTATAATTTTGGTTTAGGGGAAACAACCCCCTCTTCTACATTCAACTCAGAACTATCTTTTATATCTGCTAAAATTAAAAATTTCCAAACGCAGTATAACGATGTAAGTATTATAGTTTCTTTAATTGCTGGGGAATCTCAAGTCACTAACCCTAATAATGCCCCCTCAGGTACTTTAGCTAATCAACGATTAGAAAATCTAAAAAAATTACTTTTATCTTATCCTTTAATAAATGTAAACCCTATATCTAATACTGTTATAGGTTCAACTCCTTATATTCCTGGTGTTAATAATCCTAACGACCCTAGATATTTAAATGAACAATTTATTACTGTAAATGTTAGTGTTAGAGGAAACTTAATTACTAAACAACCTATTAAAACAGTACCCCTTAATAACTGGTCCTCAGGATCTATAAATGGTGATCCTATTCTTATATTAAGAAATGGCCAAGGAACACAGAATGATGAGGGTTGGCTCTCTATTACTGAGAATGTAAATAGTGATGATTCATCCATTTATTTTACAACAACACAACAAATTCCTATTGAGGTTAGTAGCAATGATTACACTAGTTATACAACCCAACCAATTGCCCCCAACCAATATTCAGAAAAGCAAATAATCCTTAACTCAGGAAGATTATTATTTAATTCAACCGAAGATCACATTCTTTTTAGTTCAATTAAATCAATTTCATTAAATGCTATTGAGGGTGTAAATATTGATACTGATATTTTAACGATTCAATCTAATAAAATATATTTAGGATCTAAATCTTCATCAGAACCTTTACTTTTAGGTAATCAAACAGTAAGTTTACTTACTCAATTAATATCTAATTTAAAATCATTCATGGATGTATGTACAGCATTAGTAGGTACTCCAGCAGGTGTTCCTTTAGCTCCACTAAATTTAGCAGCAACACAAATGGCATCGTCATTAGTTGCTATACAAAATAATTTAGATAGTATAAAATCCAAAGATAACTTTACATCATGATCCCTATAGTAAGCTCAGCTAAAGTTACAGATACAGATAATACTGTAATAACCTCATCGTTAGGATCCGACTCATCAGGATATTCAACTATTGGGGCAACCGCAACAAAATCATATCCTCAAGGACCTAAAACATTCAAAACAGAAAGTTTAAGTATTATATTTAAAAGTGAAAATAAAATCAAATCTATTACTAGTAAAGTATTTCATAAATTAGCTAAACAAATAGCTGAATATGAAAATGATACTTTTAATAAAAATGAAAATTATACTATAAAAGATTTTGAATTTGTATATCCTGTTGGTCTTAAAGTTCCCTCAGTATCATTAAGTGCTTCTAAAAAGGAACAAGAAAGAGCAGAGTTAAAACAACAAAATCAACAAAATCTAGAAACATCATCATTATACAGTGTTGATAGTGAACAAATTAAAAACTCAACCCCAGATGATTTAAAAGCCAAAGGATTAGCTCGTTTGAGTGAAATTATATTTGATTTAGGTAAACAAATCCCAATATTAATAATTCCTCCTTTGTTGAATATAATTAATGAATATATTAGTGATCAAGCTGAAGAATATTGTCCTAGTCCTGAAGAATTAGATAAAATTATTAAATTAAGAAATACAATTGTGGGTCAATTAAATAATTTATCATCTAAATTAGACCAAACAGGATCAGCATTAACCGGAATTTCGAATTTTTTAAATATAATATTAACCACTGTCCAGACAATTGATATAGCATCTATTGTTTTATCTTTAGCTACTAAATTTGTACCTCTTGTTCCTGGAGCCGTGGCTTCTAGTTTAAATGATGCTCAAACTTTTATTAGAAAAGTAACATTTAATGAAAAGGGAGAATCAAAATTATCAAAAACTAACTCTATTATTAATACATCCTCATTATCCTTAGCAATTGTAAGTTCTTATATTTTAATTGCTCTTAAGTATATTACTAGAATAGATGCTTTAATTAATAAATGTAAAGAATATCCTGAATTAGATCCACTATCCCCACAAACAAAAAGTATCGCTCAAATCCAGGAATTAGCAGAACAAACCCTTAATCAATCAACATATCAAGGTTTTCTTCTTGAAATTGAAGAAGTACCTTTTTCACCTACTGTAAATAGATATAAAGCAGTAGGTAAAAACCAATATGGAATTACAGTGATATCTAGTGAATTATCATTCACCTCCAACCCTCAGATATTAATAGATGAAGTTAAATTTATTATTGACAGAGATAATTTAAAAGCTTACTAATTTTTATATTTATAATTCGATGAAAACAACAGAACTTAAAAAACTAATCAAAGAAGCTGTTAAAGAAGCTATCCAAGAGGAATTAAAAGATATCCTTTTGGAAGCGGTTCGTTCCCCAAAAACAGTTGTAAACGAATCTTACGCTCAACCAAAACTAGACAACCCTAAACAATTAACATCAGAAGAAAGAAGAAATATGTTTTCTGGTATTTTAGGAGAAATGCAACAAGGGGGAACAGCAACAGCAACTTATGCTGGAAACTTTAACCCAGCAGGAACTACCCCAGGTGGTGATTTACCAGCAGGACAAGTAGGTTTAGACCAAATTATGAATTTAATGAATAAATAATGGCATTTGGAGCTAAAAAAATATTCCCTATAGATACTAAACCTGGAAAAGCGGTTGGGGTATCTCTTCCTTTTAATGCTCCGGCTGTTTTTAATTCAACGTATACTACTAAAGATGCTATAAGAAATAATTTAATTAATTATTTTTTAACAAATAAAACTGAAAGATATTTAAACCCAACATTTGGTGGTAATATTAGACAATTTATTATTGAACAAATCACAGAAGGTAATACGGATTTATTACAAGAAACAATACAAACCGATTTATCCTTGTTTTTTCCTAATATTGAGGTCCAAACATTTAATGTACTCACATCCCCAGATGTAAACACAGTACAGATTGAATTATCTTATAACGTAATAGATACAGGAATCACAGATGAAATACAATTAGAATTTAACTAATGGCTACTAAAAAGAACATAACAT